TACCACAAAAAATATACACCCGCTCACAGGTCAAATTTTGAAGCCGAACTGGTGTATTGGTTTGATACCGGAAACAGGTTTGTTCCGAACATTCCGTCTGCAATCAAAAATTACTACTCAACTATGTCCGGTGTTGATAATATAAATGATTGCATTCCGATTATGAAGTGGCTTGATTATTGCCGTGATATTAAAGATTCCATGATTGTAAAAATTAATTCATTTCAGGTAACTGTACCGTTCCGACACTACAACAATCTCATTTCAGAATTGATCGAAGTTGAGCGGAATGGAATTGGAAATGAGTATTCTGAATACAATATATTTACAGCTACTGGCCGACCATCAAACAGTTTTAACAACGTAAACTACGCTGCCTTGAACAAGACGGATGGTAGTCGAAGCAGATTCACCAGTAGATTTGAAAACGGAGTTCTTGTTGAAATAGACTTTTCCGGGTTCCACTTGTATTTGATATATCGCATTCTCGGCATTGAGTTTCCGAAAAATGTATATGAACAGTTGTCTGTTCACTATCCTCCCGCGGTCAACGCTAAGGAATACACTTTTCAGCAGATATATGGCGGTATTGATATGAGTCTGAGGTCTATACAACCGTTCAAGGCTATACATGAACTGTCCATTGACTTTCAGAATAGATATGAAAATGATACCCTGACTACTCTGATATTCAAAAAACCGTTTCAGAAAAAAATTTATGGCGATATGTCTCGAACCAAAATATTCAACTATATGTTACAGAATGCTGAGACAGAATTCAATTCACTTGTTTTGAAGAAGTTTAACGATCTGTTAACATCTTACAAATCAAAGTTGATTCTATATACTTATGACTCCTTCCTGTTTGACTATAATCCGGATGATACTATGGAATTATTTAAAAAAATACGTTCAGAAATATCAGTTCCATTCCATATTGGAGTAGGAGCCAATTACCACGAATTGAAGCGAGTAAGTTGAAATCACAATGATGTGTTAACTGCCTTGACAATTGGCATTTGCATATTATCTTTGCGAAAAAAGTTTTTCAAGGGGTACGATTCCCCGATTCTTTCATAAAAAGGTTTTATCCTATGAGTAATTCAACAGTTGATCGTATCAAGAAAAGATACGAAGAAATCACAAAGGCTACCGAAAAGCAGCCATCAACCGGAAACAATTTGAAGTGGAAGCCTTCTCCCGGTAAACAGACCATTCGCATTCTTCCATACAAATGGAACGAAGATCCGAATTATCCGTTTATCGAATTAGCCTTTTACTATTCCGATGTTTTCGGAAAAACGTGGCTGAGTCCGGCATCTGTGGGAAACCCCGATCCAGTTCTTGAATTCGCAGCTACACTTACTGGCGGTAAGAGATTACCAATTGAAGAGTGGAAAACGGCGAACAATTTGAAGAAGAAAATTACTCCAAAACAGACATTTATGGCTCCTATCTTGGTGAGAGATCAGGAAGGCGAAGGTGTCAAATTTTGGACATTCAGTTTGAAAGTTTACAAAGAACTTCTTGAAATCATGTCCGATTCATCCTATGGATTGATTTCTGATTTGGATCATGGAATTGACATTACTGTCACGTTTACTCCGAACAGTGAAGATCCGAAGTTGAATTCTACAACAGTTCTTCCACGGAGAGAAGCCACGCCTGCGACCAATGATCCCGAGGTTAAAAAGTCGATTACGAACATGCCGGACATCGTAAGTACATTTACCGTTCCGACAGAAGAACAACTGAGCAATGCATTGGCAGAATATCTTAGCGGAGCAAAGGGGAAAGAAACTCCTGCTGAACCTGCTAAATCGACCAACGCAAGTGCGTCTGCACCGAAAAGTCAACCTGCAACAAAAAATATCATTGATGATATTACCAGTGAATTTGATGATATTCTTAACAGTGATCTTCCGTTCTAATGGCTAAAAAGAATCAAGTTGAAGGAAATGATTCAAACAGTCTTTCCGATGACGTTCTTGGTATAGTCAACAAGGTTTTTAAAGACTATTCCAACGCGGCGGTTTATCTGAAAGATGCGAATATAGTGACGAGTTGGTGTAGTACTGGATGTGATATTCTTGATTTGGCAATCAGCAACAGACCAAATGGTGGTCTTGGTTACGGCACTGTGGTTGAGTTGTTTGGTCACGAAGGTAGCGGTAAAAGTTTGTTGGCTGCCCACATCATGGCCGAATGTCAGAAAGACGGTGGTATTGCTGTATTGTACGACACTGAGAAGGCCGTTGGTATGTTGGATTTCTACAAGGCCGTAGGACTGGATATAAACAAAACGATTTACATTCAGGAACTCCGCGCACTGGAACAGATTTATGACTCGATGGAGAAGATAATTGAGAAATCAATTGCCAAGGCTCCGAATCAGAAAGTTGTGATTGTTGTTGATTCGGTTATGGGAGCATCTACTCTTGCAGAACTGGAAGCGAATTACGACAAAGAGGGATATGCTACTCACAAGGCTCTTATCAATAGTAAGGCCATGAGGAAAATATTTTCTCTTATGACAGGTGGAAAAAATATTCTTGTCATCCTGATCAATCAAATTCGAGATAATGTGAACGCGGTGATGTTTCAGGAAAAGCATATTACTTCCGGAGGTAAAGCAATTCCATTTGCTGCCTCGACCCGTATCAAGTTGGCCCGTATCGGTTCTATAACTGCAATGGTTGATGGTGCGAAGGTAGTTCTTGGGGATCAGGTTGAAGCTAAGATTGTGAAAAACCGTCTCAGCAGGCCCGGCAGAAAAGTTACTTTGAACATCCTGTACGATTCCGGTATTGACCGATATGGAAACTGGCTTACGCTCCTGAAAAATTTGGACTGTGTTAAGCAGTCGGGCGCTTATTATTCCTATGAATATATGGACGCTTCGACTGGTGAATTGATTACCAAACGCTTTCAATCGAAGGATTTCAAAAAGTTGATTTTGGAAGATCCGGAATTGAAGCAAACTATTTACAATCAGATTTGTGATTCATATATTATGAAGTATAATCTTCCCAGTGAAATCGGGATTGATGATATAGAAATAGTAGATCACGAAGACGAAGAATAAACCAAAACAACATGATAGGAGAAATTCTCGTAAACAAAAACACAAGCATAGATGATCGGGTTCTAATCATTGATGGGACAAATATGTATCTCCGTGTTTGGTCTTCGGCAACCGATATATCTGTGAATGGCGAATTTGTTGGCGGTGTACTTGGGTTCTTACGATCCCTTGCACTTTCTATACGAGAATTTTCTCCTACACGTTGTGTGGTGACGTTTGATGCGAAAGGTGGATCTCTCAGGAGAAAAAAACTATATCCGGAATACAAAGCCGGAAGAACTGGTAAGGTGAACAATACCAAAATAGTTTTCTTATCGGAAGATGCTCAACAAGAAGCTATACGAAGTCAATTAAATTTGGTCATCAAGTGTTTGACTAATTTGCCAGTAAGTATTGTTTCGATAGAAAACATTGAAGCGGATGATGCAATTGCGTATATGATTTCGGATGTATTTTTGGAAAGCAAAAAAATACGCATAGTGTCTACCGACAGAGATTTTTTGCAACTTGTTTCTGACACTGTGTAGGTTTATTCTCCTGTGAAGAAAATTTTATATGATGCTAAAAAAATAAAAGAAGAGTTGGAACTTGATCACCAAAACTATCTTCTGTATAGAGTGATTACCGGAGATAATAGTGACAATATCCCGGGCATCAAGGGAATCGGTCTTAAAACTCTTCTTAAAGAATTTCCGGAATTGAAGGAAAAAAAGTTTGACCTTGAATATTTATTATCCCAAAGTGAAAGCATGCTTGCAGAAACAAAAAAACCAAAGCAAATTTTTAAGAATTTAATCGATGGTAAAGATAGGCTTGAACTTAACTATGCGTTGATGAGACTGGATGATGTTGATATTTCTATGTCAGCAAAAGAAAGAATTGTTAACATGTCGAGAAAGCCAACAAAACTCAATGTTTATTCTCTCAGAAGAATATTTGTTGAGAGTTACTTGATGAATAACTTCAAAGATTTTGACTCTTGGATATTACTTTCATTCAGTAATTTGAATTCATGGATACGTTAGAAAAATTTGGATACAAATTCCAAACAAAAATATTGACATCTCTGATAACAGATCGAGACTTTCTCATAGGTGCGATTGACTTGATGGATGTTCAATATTTCAATTCTGAATCTTTGAAATTTTTGGCAACTTCTACGCTGGAATATTTCAGAGAATACAGGCTTACTCCTACACTTGAAGTCTTTAAAGTAAAGATTGCATCGATTGATAGAGAAGTCTTGAAGTCAGAAGTAGTATCTACTCTTAAAGATGTTTG